CCATTGACTGTATATACGTACTTCTTGTTCGGTAAGGGTGAGGTTATACACGTTGATAAAATTTAGTATTGTAAGCTCCTTCCCATGTCAAGTTGTGAATAGTAGCTGGAGCTGGGTGTGTTGATTTAATTGTTAATAATACGTTTGTATTAGCATCAAATATAGGTACTTCTCTTATTTTATTATCATCTACTACTGATGATGTGTTAGCTGCGTACTGGTCAGCACCTGTTAATTCAAACAATTCTGTATATGCAACTCTACCTGTTCTGTTTAGTGTAGTTTCATATAAACCTATTGGACCAAATCCAAATTTAGCTCTGTGTAGTACAAGGCTAGATCTAGTATCAGCTCTAAAGTTTTCTCCCTCTCTAGTTACATAGTAAATAGTAGGTAAGTCAACTTGCATAGTAAACTGATGACCAATTAAAAATGTTTGGCTAGACCAGTTACCATCTATTTCTAAGTTACTACCATTGATAGTTATTAGTCCATATCTACCTAATTGGTCTCCAGAATCAACATCATAAGCTGCTAATTGATTTGTGCTTTCTATACCAGTAGGTTTAGGAAATGTTGTTTTTTTAGTTGTAGCATTGTAAGTATTAGATCCTGTTGTTACTGACATTAAATGATCTAAATGTACTCTATTTTCTGCAATAGCAAAAGTACTAGCATCCATTTTAATACTATACTTAAGTAACTGATCTTTTTCACCGTTACGAACAACTACATATAAATTATCATCTTGCATACAGTGATATTGAATTGTTCCAGTCAATGTCCACCTAAACCAAGCTGCTAGTTTTCTTTCTCTAATATTGTCAAAGTATCTATATCCGTACAATGTAGATGTACCTTCTTCACTAAAAAAGATAACTGAGTTTTCTCTAGAGTTAGATATAAGTTTTAAATCTTTTTCAAATAACCTAGAAACTACTGCACTTTGTTCTATAACCTCTGGTTCACCTTCTCTCTGTACTTGTGCCATCTCAAAAAATCTTGAGAACTTACCGGCATTATCTAAGAACCCGACAGTAGTACCAAGAGAGATAGGATTTGTAGCAAAGTTAAAGTTGTAAGTAGAAAGAGCATTGATCTTAGCTGTTGTTGGGCTGAACACGTCACTATCTGTAGTGAGCATGAATTGTTGATTTTTAGAAAATAATAATAAACCTGTGTTTACCTGTATGCCATCGTAAATAATAGCAGGATATTCTGAACTAGCTGCTATGTCTATTGGGTCACTAGCTATAAGTTGTATAGCTGACTTAGCAAAGAAATTAGTAAAGTCTCCGGGACGAGATAACACTATATTTTCATCAGCAAGCATGGCAAATCTGTTTCTAAAAAACAACATCTTACTAATACCTTTACCTATAAAGGAAGGTTCAGGGTTAGTTACATCATCACCTACTAAGGCATTATCCCATTGAGGAGTTGATACTCCTGCCTTCCAACTACTTGTTCCAGTACCAGTAAAAGAACCTGAAAATGGACTTCTTATTGAAAAGGTATCAGCGTCAACAATTTCCTCTACAGTGGCTCCATATTCGTGGGTTCCACCACTATGTTGTAAAGTTACAAAAATCAAATCACCAACACTCAAACCGTGATTTGCTTGCGTATTAATAATAACCAAATCTAATGCTGGTTGATTCCAGCTAGATATTGTTTTAGCACTATCAGCAGGATCTCCAAATGTAGCTCCGTTTAATTCAGTTAATCTAAAATTACCATCAGCCGTTCTTATAAGAACAACAGGCATAGTAGATTTTTTAAATTCTATTAACCTTCCCGGTTTAGCACACTCTTCCCATGTACCCTCACCATCTTTATCATTGTTACCAAAAAACTTAACGAAATGATTATCCTCATCGGCAACACTATTGACAACCTCTACAACCATACCGTGCTTGCACTGAGAGGGTAAATCACCTACATCGTTGACTTTACTAGCAACAACATTTAACAGCTCTCCTACGGGCGTAGAAGCATTAAAGTTAGTGGTTCTTTTTATATGTAATCCTGTACCAATTTGTGAAACAGTAAAACCATTACCACTAGTAGCTGTAGCACTACCAGTTATCTCTTTTCTAATATCGCCAAGAATACTCTCAGCAGTAATAGTTGTTTCAGTATCAAATGGTGTAGGTTGTGGTCTAACTAATGCAAGGTTTCCTTGAGTCTTAGATGTACTGATAGTTTCTATGGTTACTTTGTAATAAGCATCCATCATAAATACATAAAAGTAGTCACCTTGTTGCCAACCTTCTCCACCATGTAGTAAATCGTGTGTAGTTGTATATCTAGCTTGATATGTAACGTTAGATCCTGAACCAAAAGGAACTGACTGACCAGTTGTAGCTATACGAAAGTATAAATTTTTTCTTCCCTGTCGATTGCCATTATTATTTGAATCAAATATATTAACTGTGTAGCTGTAATTAGTATCAGACTGATTACCATTAGCTAGTTCACCACCTTGAGCACCTTCGTCAACAAGAGCAGTCCCAGTTCCTATGCTAAATATACGAGTACCAACGTTAGGTGCAAAAGAATCTCTACCATCTCCAGCAGATTCATCACATCTTGCATTATTAGCATCTCCTCTGGTAACGTGAGTTCTCATGTGACCACTAGAATCGCAATAGTTGTTACTAGAATTAACAAGAGTTACCTTTATACGTGTAGCTGTAGTAACTGTTGATAAGGTTGTGTTATCAAATACATTTAAAGCATACTGTTTTGCATAAGCTATTTTTTTTAACTCGACAAAAATTTCTTTCTGAAAATCTCCTATAGGTTCTGTAGTAGTGTCCATCTCAGTAATGATAGACCTGTTATTAATATAAGTAAAATCGTTAAGAGTTAGTGTTTGTATATCTTCATCATTTGTGTGTGTTAAATATGTGTTATTACCTATAGCATTTACTACAGTTTTTTCTGCTCCTGTTAGGCAGTCCCACATTTTGACCACACCATTCTTTGCTATCTGTCCTATGTATTGTTCGTTCTCATCACGATAGTAATGAAACCATCTACCGTCTGCTGTAGAATTATTTGAACCATCAGATAAAGATGCCACAAACTTTCCAGCCGGTCTTTTTGTTAGTCCTTGTGTAACGTCAGGTAAGGCGTTCACCATGTCTTTCACCTGACCGGGAATCTTTTGCTCGTCAGGTTGTTGTGAAATGCCAGCCGTTAACGCTGGAATAGTTTGTGTAATGTTTGCCATTATCTAATAAGTGCCTTGTAAGGTTGATAAGATCTGTAGTTACTTTCATGTGGAAAGCCAAAGAAAGTATGGTCTGCCTGCTCACAATCGTACTCATATGCTGTTGCCTTAGTTTGTGCTTCTTCTAGTTGAAGTAACTTAACTAAGTCTGGATTGTTGACTAATTGAGTTGCAGCTCTTACGGACGCTCTAGCAATTATGTATCTCTGTATAGCTGGAGGTACATCATTGAAAGCTAGTAAGTATGTTATGTCAAAATAATGATCTCCACTAAAAACAAATGTATGGTTAACATTGTCATATAATTTTCCATCTTTCCTTACTACATCTTTAGTTTTATCTGACAAACCTTCGTGTATGTCATATCTAAGATAGTTAGTAGGAATTATATAGTGACCATTAGCATCAGGAGATATTAATACGTGGTCTTCTTTATTAAAATGCCATCCTTCGTTTTGCACATCTTTTGTAACTTCCATTAAAAGTCCATGAATCATTGCAATCTGTGGGTTGGCAAATGTGTTTGCTATTTCTTGTCCTGTGTTAGTTGCGTCTGTAGTTACAGTTCCAAGTGTAGTTACAGGTGACTGACCAATGCTACCCAAGATAGAATTAACTGCGGATAG